TATTCACCCCGGGTGGTTCAGCTATATTGATTGCCCTAAATATAACGAAGTCAAACTTAGCTATCCCCGCAACATGGGCAAGAAGATCGCGCAGGTTGCTCCGGATTATATACACATCGCGACCGAAGGTCCTCTGGGTGTGTGGGCTAGAAAGTATCTTTCAATATGTGGGATTAAGCACAATACTGCTTACCATACTAAGTTTCCTGAAGGATTGAAGAAGTTATTTGGGATTCCTGAGTCACTTACATGGAGATTTGTGCGCTGGTTTCATAAGCATAGTGGAAAAGTTCTAACAACAACGGATAGCATGGTTGCTGAATTAAAAGCACACGGCTTTAGTGGCGAAGTTATTCCGTGGACACGCGGTGTTGACCGTGATATCTTCAATCCCAGTTATCGTACAGGAACGGCTGTAAACGGACCTATACTGTTGTGTGTTAGTCGTGTGAGTAAGGAAAAGAATCTAGAGGAATTTTTTGAATTAGACTATCCCAGTGCAAAAAAGATTATGGTAGGTGATGGCCCCATGTTGGAAACTTACCGAAAGAAATATCCGGATGTGCATTTTACAGGTTTCAGGACTGGTAAAGATCTGGCAAAATATTATGCCATGGCAGATGTATTTGTGTTTCCTAGTCGTTGGGAAACATTTGGTATCGTGATGATTGAAGCTATGGCCTGTGGAACTCCAGTTGCGGCGTTTCCGTGTCAAGGCCCGAAGGACGTTATTGATCAAGCTGAAACCGGATTTATGAATGACAGTTTGGCGGATGCTGTCTCAGCTTGTCTACAGCTCAATAGAGATAGTGTGTATCGAGGCAGTCTACGTTGGACTTGGGTTCGAGCTTGGGAGATATTTCGAGATAATCTAATAGAAAAATCGGTCGCAAGATAGGGCATCGCTGGAACCCGTAACCAGCACTAAAGAGTTTTCGAACTCTTTTTTTATGGCTAAATATTTCATGGATAAAATTATAGCAACGTTAGTGATGACGCATATCACAATAATATGTGTCACCCTCTTTTTACATCGTGGTCAAGCACACAGAGCTGTTACTTTTGCTCGACCTGTAGAACACTTTATGAGTTTTTGGTTGTGGCTTACTACGGGCATGGTTTTCGCTCCCACTAGGTCTTAATCGTATTTAATAAATACAGGGAACAAATTAAAGTAGCGGTTTTCTAAGAGATCAGAAGTACTTGCAGATCAAGCTGTCCACATGCTCCAGTGCCAATTGTAATTCCTTTTTCTTTCTGGATTTGGCCACAATTTTAGTGAATGTGGCCAATGCACTGGGATTTGGTCTAAAATCAAATATGGAGCTCATAGTTATCAGCTGTTCGTGACCCATCAGTGCTAACATTTCTTTTGGATCGGTTACTACAGAATAACCCAATGTGGGAATATTCAATAGCAATAAACTATTGTGTTTATTGATCAACTGATAGTGCTTGGCAGCTAATGTTGCTACTGGACCGTACATTTTATCAAGATCAATCTCACCAGTTGGTAATATTTCTTTAATGATGCTGTCGATATAGGGTTGCATGCTTGGTTCAGGTGCTATGGCTGTGTACATGTCTAAAAACATTTTTTGTACACTACCCTTTATCTTGGCGTTCATAGGTATAAAAACTTCTGGATTTAGTAAAGCAATATTTTTTGGATTCAATGCTGGCACAGTTCTTGGGGTGCCTAAAATTTCTTCAGTGCGATTGTGCATTATTTCTTTAGCACGTTTTACATCTAATTTCCCACAACTAAGCACAAAGTCACTAAGTTTGCTCTTGCCCTCTTTAGTGCTGGATGCTTTAACTTCTATTTTTAGGTCGCCTTGCCCCTGTGCTATTGCTATATCACCGGGATGAATTTTTTTGGTGTTTTTACCTGCTAACACCAACATCCATTCCCCTTGTCCAGAGGCAGCATTACCAGATCCTGGATTAAGTTTTGCCAGTTCTGCCAGGATCTGGAAATACGGATTTGACCCGTCGACCAACTGTCCCGAACCGCCGCTTGCCACCATTGCGGGCAAGTCGATTGGTTTTGTGGAATCACTAGCACAATCTTCTAGAAATTGGAACATAATCTCTGCTTTTGCTACTTTATGATAAACCACACCAACTAACGCAGTTTCTAAACTATTTTGTATTTCTTTTGGGATTTGATGCAACGCTTGAACTTTTTTGTGTATATCAGTTTTGATATTTTCGAATACAGCATCATAGTTTTTCTCACCTTCTTGCTTACCCTGTGCATGTTCTTGAGCTTTTATTATTGCTAGGGCTTGTGCTAATTTCGGATCTCCGGCGGCCATCTGTGTTAACAATCCGGCAGCAAATTCCGGATCCATTTCGACCATCTTTTTTGCCTGGGTCTTGGAAACAGTTCTAGCATCCTCAGACATAGGAACTTCTTGTCGTGGCGGTTCCACAGCAGCTGGTGCTTGAGGAGCTGGTGCTTGAGGAGCTGGTTCCACAGCAGCTGGTTCCACAGCAGCTGGCGGTTCCAATGGCTCGACCATTTGGATTGCAACTGCTTGAAAAATACTTAAAATTTGATTTTTAATCTTAGCGCTAGTGGCAGGATCATTGGCTAACGACAACAGTTGTTCTATGTCGTTTGATTCAGTAGGCGGTGCAAATTCGTTTAACAGTTCGTTTATACGCATGATACAGTATTTATGCTATTTCAGGAAACAAGCATTCCTGTATGAAATGTGTAACATCCTCCTCACTGAGCCCCAAACTCACCATCACACGAGGCGTATGAGGATTGCATTTTTGATTTTCACAGTAGTAATTCTGCGATTGTGTGGTATTTTCAGCGGTATTATTAGTTTCGCCCACTGTGCTGAGATAGTGTGCCACTGTGGTGCTGGCAAGAGCTAGTATCTGTGCTAGTTCAGCTTCGTCGCTGACATTGCCAGCGGCCACCATGCTGCCACTAAAAATGTTAGTTGCCCATTCAGGTAGGGCACGAGGTTTGCGCCATTCTAGTTTGGCAACTTCGTCATGAAACCACTGCATCATTGGGTGATCATCATCACCTGCTTTTGAATAATCGTGAAAACAACCAGTGATCTTGTTTTTGCCAGCAACAACATCGAAACCGTATATGGGAGCTGGATTATGAATATGTGGGAAGATGCAACAGTGCATCATCCATAGTCCTTTAGTTTCGCGAGCATCAACCACATCAACGTGAGCGCGGCGATAGTGATCACTAGTCCATACCCTATTAATCCAACCAGGTTGGTTAAAACGATCCATTCCAGGCTCGAAGATTTCAGTGCCAGTGCGATCAAATTCCGTCTCCAACAAGTGTTGTATGTTTATCAATGTGTCCCATACTTTACTCATTGTTCAACTCACGCATGATATTGATAGCATGTTGAAACGCCACACGGGCTTCGTCGCCCAAGTCATCCGTGAGTTCAGCACGTATGGCAGTTTTTAATTCTTCAACATTTTTGAAGTCGTAAAATTTACCACTGCTGACATGTGCCACTTGCTTTTTGATAATTTGTCCACCAAACAAATCTCCCATGTGCCTCACATACATGTGAGCTTTGACTAGGTGTTTACGATCAGCATCACCAATCAAATCCAACAAATAAAGATGATATGCAACAGTACTGGGCAACCAGGTGTAGTTGTAAAAATCTTTGCCTGCTAGTTCTGTGAAATCTTGATAGATAGCATGCGCACGTTCCACACCTTTTAGATTTTGGAGAAAACCCTGTCGTTCACAACTTGCTTCAATTGGTCCATACACCAACAACATCTGATACAGATATTTTGCATAGTCGTCGCTGCTGATTTTGCCACTCAACAGTGTTTGGGCAAATTGGGTTATTTCTGCTGCATGATGTAGATCTTTGGTTATGTCTTTTAGGCTCATTCTTCCTCCAGTTTAACCTGGAGTGGCCATCCATTTGTGCGAGCTTGATTAGTGCATTCAACTGCCTTGGCTTCGGCAATTTCGAAACTGTAAATTCCTGCGACGCCGCTGCCTGTTTCATGCACTTGCAGCATGATGTGTTGTGCGGAGTCAGATGTGTGTTTGAAAACATCTACCAATAATGCAATTACAAATTCCATCGGAGTTGAATCGTCATTTAGCAAAATAACTTTCCAACGTTTGGGTTCACTGATCACTACTTTAATTTTTTCGTCTAATTGGATATCTGTAGTTGGCATGTTTTTGTTTTCTCATAAATGGGGGAGTTGCCTCCCCCGGTTGATTATTTAATTTCAATCCTGCGTGGTCGCAATGATTCTGGTACAATACGTTCAATGCTGATAACCAGCATGCCGTCTTTTACTTCAGCGTCCTTGACTTCCATGTATTCAGCAAGAGTCCAATTTTGTTCAAAATTACGACTTGCTAGACCACGATGTAGGTATTCTTTGCCAAAGCCGGAATCTTCGCTTTGTTCATTGTGAAAACCGCGAACGATCAATTGATCTTGATCAACCTCCACTGTGATTTCATCGCGACTAAAACCTGCTACTGCTACTTCGATAGCATATTTGGTATCACTATACTTCACAATGTTGTGCGGAGGATAGTTACCATTTGCTTGATGCAGGCGATGATTAAAGATTTGATCAAAACCCACCAGTGCTCTGCTGATTTGAGCTAGATCAGCTGGATTTATTGCTCTCAATTGCATTGTTGCCATTTTTATCTCCTTATGATAAGCAAGAATGTGTGGAGCCTGATAAACAGCACTCCACCTGTTTAGTATATTACTTCTTTTCTTCTTTGTCAACTTCTGTGAAGCTTGCATCCACAGTTTGTCCATCTGTACTTGCAGGTTGTGCATCTGCTTGTGCTTTGGCTTGTTCTGCTGCTTGCTTCTTGGTCATGATAGGACTACTTGATTCAAACATCTTGGTAATCGTTTCACGAATCTGTTCTGGATCTTCACCTAGACAGGCTGCTTCCAAATCAGTGACGGCTGTTTCAAAAGATTTTTTTTCATCTTCGGTCAAGTCGCCTTTGACTTCTTCAAAGTCTTTCTTCAAGCTGTGGGCTTGTGCTTCAGCTTGATTACGGGCTTCGATTAATTCTTTTGCTTTTTTATCTGATTCAGCATTTTCTTCAGCTTCACGCACCATGCGTTCAATCTCAGCCTCAGTCAAGCCTGAATCACTCTTGATGGTGATTTTGTTTTCTTTGCCAGTGTTTTTGTCCTTGGCACTCACGTTCAAAATACCATTGGCATCCACGTCCAGCGTGACTTCAATTTGCGGTGTGCCACGCATTGCGGGAGCAATACCTTCTAAGTTGAATTCGCCCAACAGTTTGTTGTACTTGAACAGGTCACGTTCGCCCTGTGCAACTTTGATAGTTACAGCTGGTTGATTGTCTTCTGCTGTGGAGAACACTTGTGAATGTTTGGTTGGGATAGTGGTGTTCTTGGCAATCAGCTTGGTAAACACTCCGCCCATTGTTTCAATACCTAGTGTCAGTGGAGTAACGTCCAACAGCAACACATCAGTTTTGTCACCGGCCAGCACAGCACCTTGCACTGCGGCACCTGCGGCCACTGCTTCGTCTGGGTTGACATCTTTGCGTGGAGCCTTGCCAAACAATGCTTCCACAGCTTCTTGCACCTTGGGCATGCGTGTTTGGCCACCAACTAGGATAACTTCGTCAATGTCAGCGGCTGTGACTTTGGCGTCCTTCATGGCGATTTTGCATGGCTCAATTGAGCGAGCAATCAAGGACTCCACCATGGATTCAAACTTGCTGCGACTGATGGTCACATTCATGTGCTTGGGTCCGCTGGAGTCTGCTGTGATGTACGGCAAGTTAACGCCTGTGCTGGCAGTGCTGGACAATTCAATCTTGGCTTTTTCTGCGGCTTCTTTAAGACGTTGTAATGCAAGCACATCTTTCTTAAGATCAATTCCTGACTCTTTCTTGAATTCGTCCACCAGGTAATCCATGATGGCTTGGTCAAAATCTTCACCGCCTAAAAATGTATCGCCATTGGTGCTTAGAACTTCAATTTGTTTATCGCCTTCGATATTCGCGATTTCGATGATTGATATGTCGAATGTGCCACCACCCAGATCGTAAACAGCAATTTTCCTATCTCTTTTATCAGCTTTATCAACACCATAAGCAAGAGCTGCCGCAGTAGGTTCGTTAATAATACGCAGTACTTCCAAGCCGGCAATGCGACCAGCATCTTTAGTTGCTTGTCTTTGGCTGTCGTTAAAGTATGCAGGAACTGTGATAACTGCTTGGGTAACTGCATGACCTAGATAGTCCTCTGCTGTTTTTTTCATCTTGCGCAGCACTTCAGCACTCACTTGTTGTGGTGCTAGCTTTTCGCCGTTGGCTTCGATCCAAGCATCACCGTTGTCAGCCTTGATAATGCTGTAGGGCATTAGGCCAATGTCTTTCTGCACAGCTTGCTCGTCGAACTTGCGTCCAATAAGACGCTTGCTGGCGTAAATTGTGTTCTTTGGGTTTGTGACTGCTTGTCGTTTTGCTGTTGCACCTACCAGGATCTCGTCCTTGGTGTATGCAATGATTGAGGGTGTTGTTCTAGCACCTTCGCTGTTTTCAATTACTTTGGCTACTCCGTTTTCTAGAATTGCCACACAGCTATTTGTTGTACCTAAATCGATACCGATGATTTTGCTCATAATAATCTCCTTTTAATTAAGCAAGAAATTTGTAGGCCCTTTACGGCGCACTACGAATTTATTTATCTCAGATATTCTCTAAATTCTGAATATTTGACCATTTTTTTAGTTTTTCTATCTTGGCAGTTTGAGCCCGTTCAATATTGGTGTAAGACACAATATCCATGCTTTGCAAGATATCAATCATGGCCAGCATATCGCCCAATTCTTCTTCCAAGTGTTCTCTATTGGTTTTGGGTTTGCCGGGTTTTAAATTGTCTAGACCAAACCTGCTGATCTTACTTACTGCTTGAATAACTTCAGCGCATTCTTCTTGGAGAATGTCCATTACTTCTTTTAGTTGCGTATCCATCATTACCTCTGGTTTGCGAATGGTGCGATATAATCGCCGTCTTTGGTTGTGCTGGTACGCAATGTGTTGTAGACATTTTGAATACCAACTGCTTGATTCCATGCATCTTCCAATGCATGGTGTGCTGTTACTGGCGGACGTTGTGGATTGATACCCAGATCAAAGGCCGTGCGCACATCACGCACTTCCCAGAATTTCCAAGGAATTGCACGATTGATTTTGCGAAACACATGCTCGCAAATGATAATATCAAAACAACTGCCATTTGACCACACACGTTTGGCACCCCAACAGAATTTGTACAGTTGCGCAAATGCATCCGCAATGTCAATTCTGCCTTCGGGATCAAAGGCTGCTTCCTGTGCTTCTTTGCTTTGCTTGGCCCACCAAGCAATAGTGTCATCACTGGTGGTTAATCCAATTCTGTCACAGCTATCCATATCTACTTTGACATAGAAACTGTCCATTTCAGGATTTTGAAATTCCCTACCTAACGGGTCAAATTTGACCGCTCCTATGGTAAGGATTGTGGCGTCAGGAGTTGTTGCTAATGTTTCAAGGTCCAGCATTACATCCGAATTCATATATTATCTTTCTAAAGTTATAAATAAAAGTGCCAGTCGCGATGCTACCAACATCCACTGACTCTAACAGTTTATAAGGAACTATCAGCCATGTATTTACAAAACAAATACTCCAAGTATTATTTTAACATCATCAATAGAGCAAAGTCAAGAGAAATCGCTCCAAACACCTATACCGAAAAACATCATATTATTCCAAAAAGTTGTGGCGGAGATAATTCTTCTGCCAATTTGATTAAACTTACTGCCCGAGAACATTTTATATGTCACTTATTATTACCAAAAATGACAGAGGGAAAAGTTAAAATTAAAATGACTCATGCCGCTTGGCTTATGTGTTGTAAAAATCAAAATGGTATGAGAGATTATAAAATTACATCGCATCTATACGAAGCGCTAAGAAAGAATCATTCCAAGATTTTAGAAAAGAAAATAGGGATTCTAAATCATAATTACGGAAAAAAAACCGGACGAACTAAAGATGACTTTACCCCAGAATGGAAGGAAAACATTTCTAAATCTAAAAAAGGTGTAATTAAAGGTGAAAAGAATCCAATGTTTGGTAAAACACATAACACGGAAACTCGTGCTAAATTATCAGCTACTCGTAAAGCAAGAGCTGGAACCCCTGGCTGGAATGTTAGGCCACCGTGCAGTGACGAAAAAGCTAATAAGATTAAATTAGCTAATATGGGCAAACGATGGGTTCATAACATAGCAACTAAAGAACGAAAATATATAGATCCGTTATTAGTTGCTGATTATGTGACTATAGGTTGGGAAATAGGACTAGGACCTAAATCTTAATACATTTTTGGTGGAAGTTGTTGATCTCGAATCTTTCTGTTCCAACGACTTTTGGCTTCGCCTTTTTTGCGCTTGCGCTCAGTAGTGGGTTTTTCGTAGAACTCTTTTGAACGAATGGTCTCCAGCAATCCAGAGTCGTCAATCTTACGCTTGAAACGACGCAGTGCTTGATTAATGTTTTCACCGTCTTTTACTGTTACCCCAGTGCCTTTACTCTTCGGCTGCATTGTCTTCTTCATCTCCGTTGTTTGATTCTGCTTTTAGTTTTTCCACAATCCATTCCAAATCGTATATACGGTTTTTACTTATCAATTTGTAAGGAGTTATTTCGTCATTGGTGATGTAATGTGTATTGGGCTGTGCCAGTATAAAACTGACGAATTTCTGTGTAACACTGTCGCAATTGTCCACATCAATAATAACACAGTCCACTTGAATTGCAACACTCAGCAACCAGCTTATATCTGTATCATCGCTGTCATAAACAAACACGTTCAAATCATCGATGCTTTGACTCAAAATTGTTTGAAACTGTTCTTTGACATGATTGCTGGGCTTGATCAGCAGGTAACTCAAATTCATGTTAAACAATCTGTCCGGTGGTGTTATTAGGGTTATTTTTCCCAAGTTCATATAAACGCTCTTCAAAATATTCTAATTGTTCTTCAGTAAAGTGACTGAAGCGTGGGCCATTCTTTTTAATGTATTCTACGAAATTCAACAGTGCGGGGTCTGCATCATTGCTAGCATGTAGATTTTCAAATTGGCTTATTCCGTATTCTACATACAATCTATTTATGGGCTTGCCTGGACGTTTATTGATTTGGCTCCACAAGGAGCCTGGATTGGCCTGTTCAGCGTTTTGTATATACTCAGTAACTACATTCTGTTTTTCACTTGCATCTGACCTGTTGAATCCTTGGTCATGTATATCTTTTTTTTTGATTCACTGTCTGTTGCTTCAAGAGTGATTTCCTTGCCTTCTCCATCAACATAGCTTTCACCTGTTGCTAGTCTTTCTTGCAATGATTTCTCTTCAACAATTTTGTCAGCTTCTTTCTCAGCTTCTTCCACCATCTTGTTCCATTTGTCCAGCTCAGATTCTGTGGCACCTGGAATTGTCAGTTCAGCAACAGTTTGAATCTGCACAACTTGATCAGCTGTTAATGGCGCATCGTCGGGCTTGTATGCGGGCATAGGTTCAACCACGGGCTGTACAGCCGGCACGGCCATTATGGGTTCGGTGCGTGTTACGGGATCGGGATCTTTTTTGATCGCCTCGGTGGATTTGTCCATGAACGGCATTGAAAGAATATCTTCTGTATATGTCTTTTCGTCTCGTTTCCATCCAAAGGTCATTTGTGCAGCCAACAACATGATAATGGCCAACGGATCAAACACCACAATGATTGTGATAATGACCCAAGTAACAGCACGCTCTAAAATGCCTTCACTTGTTTCACCGTAGATAAAGGCTGCAATGTATTTTAATGGACCCACTTCTGCTTCCACTTTGCGAATTTCTGCGGCAACAGGAGCACGTTGTTGATTCAAGGCAGCAATGGCCGTTTGAGATTTGGTAATGTCAGCTTGTATCTGTGTTCTTTCTTTGGCCTGGCGCTGACGCATGGCATTGGCGTTTGCTGCACCTTGATCAGTTTTGCTACGAGCAATAGTTTCGTCAACAGCAGCATCCATCTGCTTGAGTGCTTTGCGACTGACTTCAATATTTTCTCGTTCAGTTTTTATCTTTTCGTCATAGATAGCAATCTTACTGGTAACATTGCCACTCACCAGTGTTTGATCACTGTGTGCTTTGCTCAAGAAACCAAAAATACCCATGCTGGTAATCAACATTAACACAATCACTGCTGTGGTCATGTACACTTTCATCAGGGCCGGAGCACGCTCCCAATTGGCTTTTAACCATGAAGCGCACACAAGTTTACCAACTTCCAAAGCTGAACCCATAATGATAATAGGCATCATAGCCGCTGAAAATATTGCAGTAAGACCTATCACGCTGTAATAGATCGCAACCGCAGATATTGTCAAGCCAGTAAGTAGTAGCAGATATGCAAGTATCATGGTTATTCTGTCATTAGAAGTTGATACCAGTTGTGCCCACTGGAGATACTGAAACTGTTCCAAACACAGTGGCTGGTGTCGCGGGCTGTTGGATGCTGATAGTTGCTTGGCCGTCACCGTTTTGGCTAGCACTGTACACACGATAAGATTTAGACCAACCACTCGTGCTGCCTGAGCAGATTGCGGTGGTGACAATATCCTGTAATGCTCGTGCAGTGGTATTAATTATTGTTGATCCATCTTGTCCAAGATATGATGTAAGTGCCACACCATATGATTGTGTTTGATAAGATGGACTGTAAGTTCCACTGGATGCTGCGCCAGCTGCTGCTTGAACTTTTGAGTACTCAGGCAGAATAAATTCATCACGATCAAATACCAGGGTGAAACTCAATGCAGTTGGTTGAAAGTTGGCACTTGTGCCAGCCACAGTAACCAAAGGATCTATACATCTACAATCTGCATAACTGGTAATCAACTGCATAATACGCTCAAAACGAACGTTTCCTTGAGCCAACGCAGTTGCATATCCAGCATTGCTGGGCACTCCGCCTGTGTAAACTGTGTTTGCATTCCAATCGTATGGATTTACTCCACCTTGTGCGGCTGTGGGGGTACCACTTCCGCTGTAAACTGGATAGTTTGTGGTGTTCATAGTCAAAGTTACGTTGTAGTAACTTGGGGTGATTTGTTCTGGTGAAATATTGAATCCTGAGGCCATTATACCTGCTCCTTATTATAGTGTATTTATGCGAGCTATCACTTGAATATGATCAAAGCCAGCAGGGCAGCCTGACAGAAAAATCCAAACCCAATGGTCACAATGTTCAAAAAGTCCTTTTGAATAGCGGCTTTCAAGAAGAAACAAAACAGCCCAGCCCAGCCAAACAGCACAAGATCCACAGGGGGCATCTTTTCGGTCAACCCTGTCAACACCGCCAACAGCGTGGGAATTGTGGCCAGATGCAACAGCACAACTGCCACCCATTCCATAGTTTCTGCACTGGCACGGGGTCCATGCTCTTTGAGGTTGCTGATCCACAAATCCAAATCAAACAAATTGTGAATTCCTGTTTTAATTTTTTCAACGATTGAGTTCATTGTGGTCCTTAGTTGTAAAATACGTGACGGCCAATTTTTGCCACTGGTTTTTTATTCCAGACAGGTTGTACATAATCACCATGAAAGTACAGGGCACTTTTTAAGTTGGGAAGTCTAAATCCTTCCAGCAGTACTTTCTTGGCCACTTCCATACTTTCTGTGTATACTGGGCCGTGCAGGGGTTTTAAACTTGCGCCCGGAATTGTGCAGTACCAACTGAACTGGCACAGTACCTTTTCATACACTATGTTCTTTTGATACACCACTTGGCAGATATCACTGGGGAATTGTCCGCTTTCTGAGCGATTGATTGTGACTTGCGCCACAGCTACCTTGCCTTCGAATGGCTCGGATCCTGCTTCGTGATATATGTTGCGAGCTAGACAATCCAACTGCGCTTGTCTTACTTGTGCGGTAACCGGACTTGCTGTTGCTTGGGATTGTTCCAAATGTTCAAATTTGCGAGCAACTGTGATTTGTACTACACCTATGATTGCCAAGATGACCCAGCAATTTACTGCTATTTTGATAATGCGTATCATGTTTTTCTCCTTTACGCTGGATGAGGTATCGCTAGTACCGTCATTAAAAATGGGCTGTGTATATCTCCTATTAAAGTTAGCCTTACTGCTGTTTGCCCCAAAATCCTTTGGGCACAATATATAGTTATCCTCTATTGCTAGAGGAAAATAACTATGTTTATATACGAACACAGTTTAACGCCGCATTCTTGAAATGTCAACTGCTTGTTCGTCACTGAAAACGGGAACTGCATTACTCTTGTGCATGGTTGCAATACCTTTGACTTTGTTGCCTGTGTATTGTTTAGCCGGTTTGAGAGTGGCATTACCCAACCCTGTATCTACACTCTTGATATGTGCGGTTGTGTTTCGACCTGCAGGAATAGCCAAACTGTAGAATTTGCTCAAACTGGGTGCAGTCAACCCGCGTGCACGTTTCTTGACCTCAGCTTCAATGCCCCATTTTTTTTGTAGCTCTCGCCACGACTCGTCCAAATCTCTAGACTTTCTAGCATGTTCTGCTGAAGCAAATTTCTTCTTGCCTTTCTTCTTGCCAGTAGTACTAAGCCACGGACCTTCTAAATGCATACTCATTAGTGATATCCAATCATCGTAATATTCTTAGCATTTTTGACAATCCAATTTCCATACTTATTATGAAATTTGTCAAACACTTCACCCAACTTAGTAGGATCTAATGGTAAGTGATAATAGTTAAGCCAAGTCTTAACCACACTACCTAAATCTTCTGTAGATAAATGATTCATAGCCAAATTAAGATAATTACTACACAATTCATTTACTGTTTTGATTGATTTACCTTGCATTTCGTTGCCGCAAATATGAGCAAAGTAGTGTGCATCAAATTTTAATTGATTCCAAAAGTGTTGCTGTTCCGGTGTCAACGCAATCTCCAAAAGTTTGTAACAGTAATTATTATACTGTATCTTTTGGACTATGTCAACTGAGATTATATTCGAAAACTTTGGCCGCATCCACAGCGGTCACGTTCATTGGGATTGATAAAATCAAATCCTTCATTGAGCCCATTGCGGACCCAATCCATAGTTAAGCCATTCAAATAGGCTAGACTCTTGGCATCTACCAATATTACAAAGTCTTTTTGTGCAAAATTTGTCACGCCGGTTTCTGCGATGTATTCATCCACATATTCCAGTGTGTATGCCAACCCACTGCAACCTGTGGTTTTTACACCCAGTCGGATGCCAACGCCCTTACCGCGCTTGTCCAAACTGTGTTTGATACGTTTACTTGCTGTGTCTGTTACGATAATCATTTAATTTGTGGTTAGTTATTAAGCGGGTAGATAGCGTGAGCCCGTGGGCCCAAAAAGTTGTAACATATTGATTATTCCTCCTAGCAGGAACATGTCTACTGCAACTAGCAAAGTGAGTAGAATCATTATGAACAACACCAGCAATACAATCACCCAGGATGTCAAATATCTGTCTACACAAGATCGAGAATTGAGAACTACTATAACTACACTTGATGTTACACATGCCATCGAAAAAAATTTCAGTACAAGTAAGAACCACATATCGTCTCCTAACTGCTGTACTCCGTTCAATGCTTTTTGTAAAATAGCTGCATGATCAACGGTTCATTAATTAGGTACCAATACAGTTCTATAGCAATTGCAGTTATAATCTAGAATTTGTTCCCAATGGAATCCTTGAGGAGATGCATAAGGTACAACCATTTGATTAGGTTGCTGAATTAACACTGGCGGCGGTTGAACTACAGATGGACGAGTCATTCCGTAAACAACAGCACCTCCGATAATTGCCGGTGCTATCCATCCCCAACTATTACCGCCTCTGTAATAGTTGTTATGATAGCCGCGATACCCGTGGTGCCCGTAATGCTGGGCCACTGCCGGTTCCGCCCAAATTACTAGCCCTGATAATAGCAAAATTATAGAAATGAATTTTTTCATGTCATTCTCCCAACGTTATTTATAACGCTCTAGGCTAGTATTTATCGTATTATTTGGTTTCTTTTCTAGTGTTTTTAACTGCTGTGACATCGTTGCGAGTCTCTTTGCACAGTTTGGCCAATTCTTGCAAGTGCTTGCGAACTCTAGTGCCTGCGGCGCTGACTTCTTTGTCGTAGAACTTTTCAAAATCTGCTTGCATTGTTTCTACCAGTGCGGTAAATTCTTGATATTTTGTTGACATTTATTTCTCCTTATTGCGTACTTGTGTAGTACTTGTGTAGTGTACGGCCTGACAATGCAAATGTCAACCGCAATTGGCATTGCCGGAACCTGGGCCAGCTGTCGATCCGTCGATGCGTGAATCTCCCACCCGATGCACAGGTTTGCCTTCGATAAACACTGTGCTGCTGCCGCCCACTGCTGTTTGATTGCTGGCCACACCTTGTGGATGGCTGCGACGATTTTGATTGTAAAGTGTGTCATTTTGAGTGCTGCCAGTTTGACCTGCCAATGCCACACCCTTGCCGTTTATTTTAACGGTGGAAGACAGCCCAGTATCAAACGGTGCACCACCATGCACATTTGTATCGCCGCCAACAGATATAGCTCCCATTATACCAATTTGATTCCTGTGGTTTGCTGAATATAGGTGTCAGCTGCATCTTTGATAGTGGCTGCCAAAACCATAATGGTATTTCTGTTTATGGTTATTTCAGTTTCTGGGTCAGTGGTAAACAAAAATGGCACTAGTCCAATACCATCCTTGGTCGCTGTCAAACACAATGGCTTGCTAACTTTGACACCCAACGGTCCATCTTCTATCAGTTTGGCCACAATCTCTTCACCTGCTGTGGTTTTGATTGTGATTACTTCGCCTGCTGTGATACCTTTATTGATCAACATTGTTATACCTTTTCAAAATGTCTTTTGAGTTCTGTGAACCCGCCTATATAATTATCGTCTAAAAATATCTGCGGCAAAGTTCTGGCTGTGGGCACAGCTTCCAACAGTTGTTCTTTGGTCCAATCTTTACTTACGTTACGTTCTTCGTATTCAATGCCTTTTATTTCTAGTAAGGCTTTGGCCTGTACACAAAATGGGCATTGATTTTTGCTCCATACTATTGCTTTTGACATACTTCTTTCCTTTGTATATTATAGCGCAGGTAACTCATCGTACTCTAATGTTTCACTCATTACACCCAGCACATAGTTCGTACTCTCCGACTCTTGTAATGCAGTTTGTTTTTTGCTGGTATCAACGTGTTTGTTGAACCAAGGGATTGGTGTGCTCTTTGGTGCAGTTGCTTGATATTTGATTCCAATATCTTTAAGTGCGCCGACTGCGGTGTAGTCTACAAAGTCACGCAGAATGTTTGCGTTGAGTCCAATCACTGGCCCCATCTTGAACAAGTAAGTAGCCCAATCTTTTTCTTCACGTATCACGTCCATGTACAAGGCATACACCTCAGCTTCACACTCTGCCTTGGCTTCAACAAATCGTGGATCTTCTTTGATTACCTGATTAATCATATACGCAGTCCAGCCTTTGTGCAATAACTCATCTTGTAGAATCAAACTGATGATATTGCCATTGCCAATAAAGATCTTGTTTTCCACCATGGCCAGGCTAGTGGCAAATGACACCATGAATCGAAATGCTTCCAACGCATAGCTGGCATGCAGGGCCATCCAGATTGCTCGAATGTGTTCTTTTTCTGTAACAGGTTGCCCTAGTTCTTTGCGACAATTGATTTGATGTAGCGCATCATAATAGTTACCCACACTTGATGCCATGCCAATGATTTCTTCAGTGTCATGAATAGTGTTGAACACATCCTTGGGCACATTGTAAATATTACGTATGATATGACTGTATGATTTGCTGTGGATATTGGTTTCAAAGAATCCCCAGTTGTACATCAGTGCTTCCACTTCAGGCAAGCTGCATACTGGAGTAAATACCTGTGTGGGGCCACGGCCTTGTAAACTATCCAACGCCGTTTGACGCAACAGATTGCTAGTAAAAATATGTTTGACTGCATCGCTTGCTTCCTTGAAGTCGTTTGAGTCTTTGGTAAGACTAACTTCCTCGGGCTGCCAAAAAAATCCGCGAGCTGTGGAATCAAAATCTGCAATCTTTGGGTATCGAACCTCTTCAAATCTCTGTATGGTGACAGGTCCTGCTGGATCCAGAAACATTTTTCGTTTGAGGTAGTCTGTTTTAGTTTTTAAATTATATTGGCTTTGTGACATTTAATTTTTCCTAATTGTTTATTGTATTTTACGAAGAGGACAAAACTTCCTAGCTTAAAAACAAAACCAAATTGATTGCTTGTTAGTGGATAGAAGTTAAATCCTGTGCGGATAACACCGCCTTCGTCTCTAATGTATATCATATCTTATCTTCTTTAATTAATTGTGAATCGTTCTACACATTTCTATCATATAACGTACTTTCTTTAAGTAATCGCCATGTTCTTTCTTGCGCAGTTTCGGTCCATTCAAAGTATCTTTCTGACAACGGGGGTCTTCCTGTACTTCGATCATACGCATCTCTGTGACGGAAGTAGTATTTAAGCCAAATTCGTTTTTTGCTTGTGACTTTTACTGGCCACCATGCAAATAATCGTTGTTCCATAACGATATGGTGCTCTAGTTGTCCTACCGCAAGTACAATTACTCATTACGACTTATCCATTATCAATGACTTGCCCACTGTATAGTGTCTAGGTCAATTCCGTCTTGATACATTTCCCAAAGTGGACTAAGTTCTCTCAGACCTGCAATCTTACGTTGAATTAATTCAATAGCAAAGTCTATTTCTTGTTCAGTGGTGTATCTGCCTAGTGTGAATCTTATACTGCTGTGCGCCAGTTCGTCATTGCGACCCAGGGCCCGCAGTACATAACTGGGTTCAAGGCTGGCTGATGTGCAGGCAGATCCTGAACTCACCGCCAGTTGTTTCAAGGCCATTATCATGCTTTCGCCTTCCACATAGTTAAAGCTGATATTGAGGTTATGCGGTACACGTTGGGTCATATCACCATTGATGTACACCTGCTCAATCTCTTGTAAACCTTGAAGCAATCTGTCACGCAATACGCCTATACGTGTGTTTTCTGTTGACATGTGCGTCTTAGCCAGCCTAAATGATTCGCCCATGCCAACAATTTGATGTGTCGCCAATGTACCACTACGCATTCCGCGCTCATGGCCACCTCCATGAATCTGAGACTCAATACGAATCCGGGGTTTGCGGCGTACATACAAAGCGCCAATACCTTTGGGACCGTAGGTTTTGTGGGCACAGAAGCTCATCAGATCCACTTTGAGTGTCTGTAGATCAATCGCTACTTTTCCTGTGGCCTGCGCAGCATCCACATGAAACACGATACCTTTTGCACGGCAGAACTCACCAATGCAAGCAATGTCTTGGACAACACCAATCTCGTTGTTTACAAACATCACTGAAACCAGAATAGTATCTGGGCGTACGGCTGTTGCAAACACTTCAAAATCAATCAAGCCATTCGGTAAAACATCTAGATAAGTTACTTCAAATCCTTCGCGTTCCAGTTCTCGGCAAGCATCCAGCACCGCCTTGTGTTCAGTTTTTACAGTAACTACGTGTTTGCCTTTATCTTTGTAGAAATGGGCAGCGCCCTTAATAGCCAGGTTATTGCTTTCAGTGGCCCCCGACGTCCAGATAATTTCTCTGGGATCAGCACCCACCAAGTCAGCCACATGCAGTCGTGCCTGTTCTACCGCAGCTTCTGCGCTCCACCCGTATGCGTGACTACGCGATGCGGGATTTCCAAACTGCTCACGCATGTAGGGAATCATAGCATCAACTACCAGTGGATCCATTGGGGTAGTTGAACTGTAGTCTAAATATACTGGAAATTTGTTGTAGTCTGTCATTGTTATCCTCTATTACACCTGTTATATATCACAAAGGCAACACACTCTAAGTTTTCGTATCATATCTGACCTTGTTTCTGAACACGCACTGCCCAGTTGCCACGAAGTGCAAAGTCTGGCAATTGTTGCCAATAGTTTTTCAATATTGCTTTCATTCTTCAACTCCTATTCCAAAATATTGTTTAATGTTTCTAGATTTATAATCATTTTTCAGCATACCGAATGTTTTACCATCATCCGTACTAACCATTATGGGATCGGTTCCATATATCATATATTTTTTAAATGGCAGCTTAATTCCATCTCGATAACAATATGCCACCATCCAATGATTAATTTGTGTCATTGTTCAACTCCGAAATGTTCTCTTATCGATTTTCCAATACTTTGCCATTTTTCACTGGTTGCGTCTGCATTGTCGGCCACTTCAGCACATTCTCTAACAATCAACTCGGCGAACTTTTCCGCATCTAAACAATTGGCTTGATGTCTCCAGCATTGTTTCTCAAATCCTCTAATTCGTTCGTTCATACAGTTTCCTTGAGCATTTGATCAGCACGGGTAATAGCGGCCAGTCGCTGGTCTTCAGTGAGTTCATCACAACGACTAGAGTGATCTGGCGCTCGCAACCACTGTACACCCTTTCGTGGTGCATACACATTTTCAGTGGTACGAAATACAGCCCAAGTGGCAAACGCCATGCTGATGATGGCAATGTGTCCAATCATGTTGTAACCAATTGTGAGAAGTTCGCCCACATATAGTCCAAATGCCAGGCTCCAAAAACAACCCAGGAGGATTGAGGCAAAGTATTTGATGTGGGCAGGTGCATGCCGCAGAGGATTGATGTTAGGGTTCATGATGTTCCACGAGGAACGACTGATCACCCAGAGAAATTTGAGTATGCTAAACATAAAAGTCCTATCTAGATATTAAATAGTTAATTATATAGCATCTCTCAGTATCATGTCAATGATCTTTTGTCCAAAAGCCCAATCGATCTTGGCTAGGGCTCGCATACTTCATTGCTGTTCTTTTTGTTATAAGGTCTAGTTGTTTTTCTAGCATAAGGTTCAGCCCGACCTGTGGCTCCTTGAGCGTTGGTACGCCTAGGAGTCAGTTCTGCTGATCCACGGCCCGGAATCCATCCTTCTGTCTTTGACTGTTCCAGCTGATCTTTATTGATCATCTTACTAACAGATCCGTTATTCACCCAGACTCTACCCTGTGATACACTAGCCGCTCCACAGTTGTCACCGTGATATCTACTGTAGTTTACCATGTGCTTGCCAGTCTTACCGCATTTTTCACACGTCCAAGACTGATGAGCAGAGTGTGTTCCGTTAGATAATTGTTTGTCCATCATCTTTCTTTGCCATTCCAAATTGTTAAAATGATGTGTTCCATTCTTGCTAGATATCTGACTCCAGTGAGTTCCGGCTCGTGCCCGAGCCAAATTCATATTTCTAGTTGTTTGACTTTTTTCTTCCTGACTGATATTTAATCTCTTTGAGACTGACCAAGCTGCTCCCCAGTCTTCTTGTTTTTTGTGTAGATTATAATGTTCTTCTATACTCAATGCTACCAAATTAGATATCGCATTGTTGGTGTAATCTCCGTCAATGTGATGTATATCGTATGATCTGCCTTGCGAGTCCCTGGGTATCTCTCCGTGATGCTGTTTATATATTTTTATATATTCTCTATTTCTCATATCATGCTCCTATTAGGATAAAGTATTTATCCTTTGGAGCATAAATGTAAAATTAATATCTTCCGCTGGTTAAAATGATCTTAGCAATATGTTCACATCGTTCGATGTGTTCATAAGCACGCCACGGGCTGGTGTCAATGGCAACTACCCCGTGTCCTTTGATGCCCACAATGTCGTAGGCAACATTACCTGCTTTATCTAATTCAAGATTCTCGTGGCAACGGTCAGCAAGCTCTTGACTAATTGGAGCCACATCTCCCACATTAGGCGCTACTCGAGTATAGCGATTCAATTCTGGAAATGCGTCACTAACAGTGCTGAGGTCAATGCCAGCATGCATAGCCGCAATACAGTAAGTAGGGTGTACATGTACTACTACACGCACTTCACCGCTATGCTGACCCATTTCCTTTTGTAAGCCAAAGTGTAAAGGAATCTCTCCGCTGGGCGTGAGGTTCTTGCTGATGTCAGTGTAGGGCAGATCTCTCCACGAGTAATTAAAGATATCAGTGCGGTGTCCGCTGTTGATAGTTCTATCAATACTGATTTTCTTAAACTGATCAGGTTGTAGAGTTTGCTTACGCACACCGCTGGGTGTGATATAAAAGTGGTCACGATCATGGTGCCTGATACTCACGTTACCGTCTCTACTGGTAATCCAATTGCGCTTGTAAGCGTCTTCCAATACTTCACATATGGTTTCTAACATAATAGTTCCTAGAGCTTGCAGGATTCACATGATTCTTCGTTATCAAAATCAATAGCTTCCAATATAGTGGGTGCTTCCTCTGCTTTCATCTTACTACCTGCTTTATTGATAAGTGAGTAGTAAAAAGTTTTTAAACCATAATAGTGAGATTGCATCAAGTTCTTGGCAATCAATGTTGTGGGAACTTTCCTATCAGCAAAGTGTGCGGGGTTATAAAAAGTATTCACAGAAATAGCCTGATCAACATAGGCCGCAATAACAGCCGCAGTTTTCAA